ATTCAGAGGAAGAAATTGAAGAATTCTTTGACAGTGTACTTGACAATGACGAATAGATAGTCTATAATATAAAAAAATCTAGAACTATGGCACTACATATGCGTGAAATACTTATCAGAGCAGTACTTGCACATGCTCACGGTGAGATAGAGAAGCATAAAGCAAATGTAAACGTATACCTTGAGAACCCTGCAGGTATCGGAGAGCATTCAGATATTACTGAAGCAATACAAACTGAGTTGGATCATATATCCCGTTACCACGATCAAGTCGAAGTAATTAACAAATACTTTGCAAATAAGACATGAATATAGATAAAGATCAAGATCTAGAAGAATATAAGCAAACTACGAACGAATGTATGCAAATATTAGCAGAAAAGGTCGTAGATCTTGAAAAATGGGCATCAGAATGCCCAACTTTGGATAAAATAGCGTATAATCCTAAAAATAGTGATGAAAACCTTAATTTTATGCAAATAATTAACGATTTATACTCTAAAATTGAATTATTAGACAAAAAAATGGATAATCTGTATAGATACGTCCGAAAATAGTAAACCTACCCCGCGAGCGACCACAATTATGGCAATGTATAGAAATGGTATCGAAGTAAAAGAAACCAGACCAAAAAAGACAAGACAAGGTAGCGGAGCACATACTAAGTACTCTGCGTCCTCTAGAAATAAGAGAAGAAAACCTTATAGAGGTCAAGGAAAGTAATGAGTGACGTTACCTTTCGTAAGCATAGAGTCTTTCGAGAGACGCAAGATGTAATCTTCTTCGATATTTCTGTTGAAGAGTCGAATGCCTCTGATCTAGTAGTGCATGATGGTGCTGCGATTTCTCCTCCCAACGATTTGGTGGGTGCAAAACAGTTCTACATACACTATCATCAAGTAGATTACAATAGAGTAGTCCAAGGAGAGAGACAATTTGAGTTAGTAAACCTTGAATGGAAGTATCCATATCATATTGTACACCTCAATCGTTCCTCAGGAGCATTGATGATCCCAACCAAGACCTATCATAGGTCAATTTCTGGAGAGAATGGTTCTATTGTTATAAATCAATCAAGTAGGTCTGAGGGTTTTGACCATGATACTGAGTTTATACCTGTATCAGCAGCAGAAAATAAGAAATTGTACGAAATTCTGAAGCACGAAAAACCTGTTATCCACACTCTCGGAGAATAATATGCATAATGTTGGGTTAGAAGTTGTATTTTGGACAATATTGGCAATGTATATACTAATAAAGTTAAAAGTATTCAAGAAGTAGCATAAATACTTTTAGGATCCGAGGTAACAATGGTCGTAAAAGTAGACAAAAGTGAAGAATTTGTCAAAAGTGGCAAAACTTTGATAAGTGAGTATCCTGTCAAAAAAGAAAAGGATGTAAAACCACTTAGCAAATGGCGTTAAAATCAATTAGCGGAAAGGATGTAAACCTTAGTCGTGCTTTTAAAGACATAAAAGTAGACTTTGCAAGGAATCCTTTTACTCAAGATGTATCTCAAGTATCTAATGACAATGCTATTAAGCAGTCATTAAAGAATCTTGTGATGACTCAACCTGGTGAAAAGTTATTTCAACCCCAAATAGGTTCTGGAGTTAGGCAATTATTGTTTGAACCTATGGATGGTTTCACAGCAGACGCTATTAGAGATGACATTCTAAATACTGTTGGACAACATGAACCCAGAATTACGATAAACAATCTTGCTGTAGTAGAGCAGTATGATGCAAATCAATTCAATGTCACTATAGATTATAATATTGTGGGTCAACCACTCGTGGAAACTGTGTCATTCGTACTTAAGAGACCCGAATAATGTCAACACCGAATAATTTAACAGCACTAGACTTCAATGACATCAAAGCGTCAATCAAATCTTATCTGAGAACTAGAAAAGAGTTTACAGATTATGAGTTTGATGGTGCAACATTGAACTATCTGGTAGATGTACTGTCATATAATACTTACTATAGTTCCTTTAATGCGAACATGGCAATGAATGAGGCGTTCCTACCCTCTTCCACAGTGCGTGATAATGTAGTTAATATAGCAAAACTCTTAAATTATGTACCAAGATCTATACAAGCAAGTCAAGGAACTGTAAATCTAAGTGTACAAACTATACAAAGTAGCGGATCTTACCCTTCTACCGTTACATTAAAGAAAGGTGCAGTAGCAACTGGTGGTAATTATATATGGAATGTCCTTGCAGATACCACTGCTGAGGTAAATGCCACGACTGGTATAGCAACTTTTAGTAATCTTGTACTAAAAGAGGGGTCTATAGTCACATTCCAGTACGTTGTAAACACATTTGCGACACAAAATTATAAAGTTCCCTCAGAAGATGCGGACATAAACACCCTTTCTGTTAGAGTAAAGGCAAACGAATCCTCTACAACCTCTGATTTGTACAATTTAGTGGATACAATTACCTCACTTACCGCGTCCTCTCGTGCATATTTCCTTTCAGAGGGTGAAGATATGCGTTATGAGGTCAAATTTGGTGATGATTCTGTAGGTAGAGCATTAAAAGACGGAGAAGTTGTACTGTTTGAGTATCTTGTTACCTCTGGTAATGAGGCAAATGACGTAGATAGGTTCTCATACACTGGTAGAATGACGGATACACTAGGTCAAAGTTATTCTCCTGCTGCTGTGACACTTACAAAAGTGGCAAGATCACAAAACGGAACTGCTGCTGAGACCATTGAGTCTATTAAATACAATGCTCCAAGGTTCTACTCCTCACAATATCGTGCTGTGACTGCAGGAGACTATGCTATTCTTACTAAAAAGGTATATCCTAATGCAGATGCAGTGGTAGCATACGGTGGAGACTCTCTAAACCCTCCTGTATATGGTAAAGTATACGTTGCGGTAAAGACTGCTACAGGTGCTACACTTAATGATGCGACTAAAAAGTCTATTGCTGCAGATTTAAGAAAGTATGCAATGGCATCTATTGACCCTGTAATCATTGATCCAGAGAATCTTTACATCTACACTAAGGTATTTGTTCTTTACGACACTGGTAGTAGTTCAGATACATCCACTATCAAGACAAATGTACAGACTGCAATCAGTCAGTGGGCAACACAAACACAAATAAACAACTTTAACAGTACATTTAGATCACAAGCATACGAGAAAGCGATTACACTGTCAAATAATGCTATTACAGACGTATCTCTACAAGTCACTCTATTGAGATATATCGTCCCTATAGTCAATCAAACTAACACATATACAATATCTACTGGTTCTGCTTTGTATAACTCCGCACCAAGTAAGACATCTCTTACTACAGATGGAGCAAAAGAACCAATTCTACTCTCTGGACAGTTCCGTTCAGCAGATAGACCAGGTGTTGATCAACAATTTGAGGATGATGGATATGGAAACCTTAGAACATTCTACAATACAGGTACAAGAAAGATCTTTACTAACACTTCTGCAGGGACTGTCAACTATGACACAGGAGAAATTGCCTTTGGTCCTATATCTGTTATTGGAACAGGTACAAATATTGCCACCACTGGTGTAACAATTACCGATTCAACAACTGGTGCAGGTTCTGTAAGTGATCCAGCTGCATTACCAACAGCATTATCATTACCGATTCAGTTCATTCCTGCTAACAGTTCTACCATACCTGCCTCAACACCAGGCACAATTATTAACTTAGTAAGTCCTGAAGTGACAATTTCACCGATTGGAACTGCTCCACCTCCTTCAATCCCACTAAATAGTTTGAGTCCAACAGTGTTCGACCAAACACCAACATTAGTAGCGGTAACCTAATAGGTTAAATGACAAATATCAACAAAGTCTCACAGGCAATTGTTGCCCAGACTCCCGAATTTATCGAGTCTGACTATCCACTATTCAATAGATTTCTTGAGTATTACTACCAATCTCAAGAGAAGACTGGTCTTGGGCAGAATATTCTAAACAATTTCCTTGGATACCTTGATATTGATAGGTTAGACGTTGGTATATTAGATGGTAAGACAAAATTAGTAGAAGCAATAACTGCAGATAGTGAAAATATTGTTGTAGAGTCAATTGACCAGTTCTTAGAAGAGTCTGGATCTATTCTTATAGGTAATGAGGTTATCTACTATGAGAGTATAACCAGTTCTCCAAACATTGCTCTTTCACCAGGTATTTCATACGATCAGGTAAAACTTAAGTTTGTTAACCTTGCCACACCTATTAATGACTTTGATGGCACTACTACTCAGTTTAATCTAACATCTCAAGACAATCCAATTGCACCTCCATCTGCACAACATTTGATTGTGTCTGTATATGGCGAGGTATTGACCCCTGTGACCGATTACACGGTCAATGGAACCACTATTACCTATGCAACTGCTCCTAGAACAAAGATTCCTTCTGATGATGCTATAAACACCTTTATTACATACCTAGATGGTTTTGTAGAGAATCAGATTGTTGCACTCGATAATATTTCTAACTCCTTTGGTGAAGGTAAGACACAATTCAGAATAACACGTAATGGTTTAGCATACGAACCAATTGTAGATGAATATGTAATTGCAATATACGACAAAAGATTATTAATACCCAAAGTAGACTACTTTATAGATGGTGCAGACTTTCTATTTGCTACCGCACCTACAAACGGTAGATTTTTATCATTATACTCTATAGAAGCACCTGTACCTTCTTTTGGTAGTGGTGCGGAAGGTTTTGCACGAGTAAATGATGCAGGTCAACTTACTGCTATCTCAACTAACGTAAATGGTAGTAATTATAGATTTGAATATCCACCAAAAGTTTCTATTAACACAACTACTGGATCTGGTGGTGCAGCAACAGCATTAGTAAATGGTATCAAGAGTGTAAGTCTTCTTGATGGTGGTAAAGGTTATAGTGATACAAACCCTCCTGTTGTTCAGGTACAGTCTCCAACTAAGACTGGATCTACACAGGCAACAATGAAAGCAACAGTAACTAATGGTGCTGTTACTGGTGTAGAATTAGTTGGATCAGGTTCTGGATATACATTCACACCTAGAATCACTTTCCGACAGCCTGGCGGTGCTACAGTTGCCACTCCGACGTTATCTAGTGGATCTATTAGTGGTGGTCTAACATTAGTAGATGCAGGATTTGGATATACAACTCCTCCTACAGTGTATGTTGATGAACCAACTGGTAATAATCCAATCAGAGCATCTTTCCAAACAGTTCTTGCTGCAGACGGAACTATTGCATCTATTACTACAATTAACGCAGGACAAGGTTATACATCCGTTCCAAGAGTAGCAATTGTAGATCCTGTTGGTGCACAAGTACTAGAAGTTGTTGTTGACGGAGACGGAAGAGTTATTCGTATCGATATACTTAACGGAGGAAGCGGATATGATGAAGTTCCTTCCGTTTATATTGTTGATAAACGTGTAGATGGTACTGGAGCATACGCAGGTGGTACAGGTGCCACCGCAACTGCTGCAATATTTAACGGTGCAATTACAGATATTAACGTAAGTGCGTTCGGAACTGGATATTCTGCTGCAAATCCCCCTTCTGTTGTAATTCAAGCACCTCCAAGTGCTGAAGCGTCTGCGGATATAGGTTTAAACGAGGTTACAGGTTTTAAAGTTAATCAGGCAGGTAAGGAATATAATAAAGCACAGTTCGTAGGATGTGCACGTGCTGCATCTGGTATCGTAGAATACACGGAAGATGGTAATGCAGTATTCTCTAACAATACTACTGCCTCAGCTGCTTCTGTTGATACAGAAGTAAAATGTCTTGACGCATTATTTGTAAAACGTTTATTAGACAAGTATACACAACAGTTCTTACCCGATGTACCAGAACTAGACTATACAAAGATTGATGTTCGTACAGCAATCAAGACTATTAAAGATTTCTACTCCGCAAAGGGTACATCATTCAGTATTGCGTATCTATTCAAGTTATTATACGGTGAAACCGTAAGTATATCATATCCAAAAGATCAGATTATCAAACCATCTGCTGCAACATGGTCTATTGATACTATTTTAAGAGCAACTAAGGTTTCTGGACTTGCTACAGACATTAGAGATGGTCTTCTACAACAAGAAGCAGATATTGCGGATCCTAATGTAAGAGCTGCATCTGCGTTAGTTGAAAACTATATTTCAATCAAAACATCTACAGTAGAAATATTTGAACTTGTTCTGTCTGAAGAAACTATTACAGGAACGTTTACCGTACCTTATAAGACAAAACTTGCTGAACCATTAAATCAAACCGACTCAATCATTACGGTTGACTCTACTATTGGTTGGCCAGAAAGAAACGGTGAATTCATAATTGGTTCGGGTGCTACTGCAGAATTAGTACAATATAAGGAAAAATCACTTAACCAGTTCATTGAGTGTACTCGTTCAGTAAACGGAGTTGTAGAGGACTGGGATTCTGCTACTGAAGTTACATCAAACTTCCAAGTAAAGATTAATAAAGACACACCACAAGAAGTTGTGATGAATGTTGTTGGTATTGTTGATGCACAACAAACATCTCTAACTGACACAGGTTCTTATTACTTGCAAGGTGATAAACTAACAGTTTCTAAGTTAGGTGGTACTGGAACATCTCCTTTACTTACAACTTGGTTATACAACGTTAAAAAACTGATTACTGTTAGTGGTATTACATTTGGTGGTGTAAATAACCAATCTGCAACTGTTACTTGTGCTAACAATCATGGTTTGTTAGTTGGAGATCAGGTTACAGTCTATGGTGCAAACCCAATCATCTATAATGGAACATTTACTGTCACATCAAGAGATAGTGAGACAGTATTCCAGTATGCACTACCACAACCTGCATCAATCGTACCTCAGGGTAATATTCTTGTATCTGTTGACTTAAACAAAGGTAAGTCTGATACCAGTACAATTTTAAATGCAGTCGGTCCTTATACTACTAATATACAAAACTCATTCTTTAATGATAATCATACTTACGTTGCATCAACTGGTATACCAAACTATTCTATAGGTCCTTTTCCTGGTTCTGCTCTTTTACCTGGCAACCAACGTAAATTAAACAGATTCCCTGCATTACCTACTACAATATCTACAAAGAACACTATTTCTTCAGGTCCTATTGGTACATGGGTAAATGGTGTTTCTGTATGGTCATATAAGTCAACACAAAGTAAAACTTTCGGTGCTATAACCAGTATTGCTATTACTAATGCAGGACAAGGTTATGATGCTGCATCTCCTCCTGTTATCACTATTTCTGGTGGTGGAGGTACAGGTGCTACTGCTAGTGTTATAGTTAATGGTTCTATCTCTGAGATTACAGTCACAGCAGGTGGTTCTGGTTATACATCTTCTCCTCTAGTATCAATCGTTGGTGGAGGCGGTTCAGGAGCAGCAGCAACTGCTATTATCACTAAAGGTGTTGTATCAAGAATTCTAATTAATGCAGGTGGTACAGGATATACTTCACAACCATCTATTACTATTGTTGGTGGCGGAGGAACTGGTGCTGCGGGCACTGCAAGTGTCAGAGGTCCTATTAATACCGTTAATATTACCAGTGGTGGTAGTTCTTATACCAGTGCACCGACTGTAAGTCTATCTTCTGGTTCAGGAGCAGTTGCCCAGCCTATCGTAAGTAATGGTAGAATCATTTCTATCGCTATCATCTCTGCAGGTTCAGGATATACAACAGCACCTGAAGTTAGTATTCAAGGTGTTGGATTTGGTGCTGTTGCTCGTGCTACCATAGACACTGATGGTGAAAACGCAGGTAGAGTGACAAGTATTACTATTGTCAACCGTGGTATTGGATACGTTCAAGGAACTACTCTTATCAATATGACATCTGTTGGTCAAGATGCAGTCTTTACACCTTCAGTATTTAAGTGGACATATAACTTACAAGCAACATCTGTATTAGACGCTGCTAAAGGTGGAGTATTTGAAGGATATAATAATCAGTATGGTGGAGAATATGCTCATTTATCAAATCCACAAAAATTACGTTTCATTCTTGGTGATAACCTACAAGAAGCAACCGTAGGTACTATAACTGAACAAGAAACACAGTTAACTCACTCTCCTATTATTGGTTGGGCATTTGATGGAAACCCAATATACGGTCCTTATGGATATACTGACCCTACAGATCAAGCATCTGCTATTACAAGACTAAGAACTTCATATAGACTACAGACTGCTCTTGTACAAAGTGATACTAATCCAACTCCTGTAAGAACTGCAGGTCCTTTGCTCAGTGCAGAGGCAGCAGGTAATTTTGTTGAAGATTATGAGTATATCTTTAACCTTGGTGATCTAGACCAGTATAATGGTAGATTCTGTAAGACACCTGAGTATCCTACAGGTAGATATTGTTATTTTGTTACTATTGATGCTACTGAATCAGGTAATCCAGAATTCCCTTATGTCTTAGGTCCTAGTTTTAACTCTGTTGTTGATAGTTGGAACTTAAGCACAAGTGCTGTACAGCAAAATATTCCAACTGGTGTTGTAAGATATCGTGATCCATATGAAAATGTTGATATTGATGTTGAAAGAGCACCTAACGCTTCTACTAATGCTCTAACAACTGAAGATGGTCTAATACTATTATTTGATCCAGAAGATACTAATAGAGATGGACAAATAGATGCTGACGAACAAGATGTTGCAAATCTTGGACAGTTATTTGAAGAATCACCTTTACAACTATTTGATTACTTCCCTAAAGTTAGATTTGACTCAAAAGTTGATATTGAAGTAGAAACAACTAACAAATTTGAAGATGCTAACGTTACTGGATTTACTATTGAGAACTCAGGTCTATCATATCAGGTAAATGACCGTTTAGTTTTTGATAATACAGGAACTGGTGGAGATGGTGCTTCTGCACGTGTTTCTCGTATTAAAGGTGAGTCAGTTGCTACTTACACATTTGAAAGTATAAGTGGTAATAACTTTGGTGTTTTAACAACTGCTAATCCACACAACTTAGTTGCAGGTGACAGTATATTTGTTGATTACACACCTGTGATGGATAATACTAACAAACAGTTTGCTGTTCGTCAGTATAGAGGTATAGAAGAAATACAAATTACACAAACTGGATCTGGATACAATACTGATATTCCTCCTACAATCATTATTGATAGCACTAGCGGTCAAGATGGTGAGTTGCAAGCAGTTGTATCTACTGTAGGTTCTATTGATACTGTTAATATTATTAATTCTGGTTCTGGGTACTCAGCAAATCCAAGAGTTATACTTTCACATCCACAGATCTTTAAAAAAGCAGATTACTACCTATCATTCATTAATAATAACAATTATGTCAAAGTCAATGATACCTTCGTTAACGATAACAAGGAAGTATTCATCTGTGGTAAAACAAAAGACTCAAGTGGCAACGTCGTTGCATTCGTCTCTAAATTATCAGCAACTGGTGTTAAAGAATGGTCAAAAACTCTTGAACTCTCTGGTGGATTAAATTACGCAGAATTTAATTCATTATATGTTGATGGTGATGATATTTGGGTTGTAGGTATTAATAAACCAAATAGCAATATTCTTAATGCATATAATCCTGATATAATTCTTTGTAAGTATACTCAGGCAGCAAACGGTTTAAGTGCAACACTTGGATTCCAAAAAGCATATGCAGGTATATCTGGTAGTACTCGTGCTGATAATATCTCAATAATTAAAAAGTATAGTGCAACTCGTTATATAATCGGTGGACATACAAATACAAACTCTGTAAACCCTGATGATGCATTTATAGCATCTATTGATACATCAGGTAATTTTGCTATTAAGAGAAAATTTGCTTCTTCAAATAAATCTGAAAGAATTACTGATATTATCTGTAATTACAACCAAGCAACAGGTTCACAAGATGTTTACTTCTGTATGGAGACTGCATCTACAGCAAACGCTTTAGATGTTGATGTTGCTGTCGGTAAGTGTCAGATTGGAGTCAATGCCATTACTGTTGACTGGATCAATACTTATGCTAGTTCTCTACATTCTATGATAGACACTAGCATTGCAATAGATGAATTTAATGAAATCTATATTAATGCTACATGTAGACAAAAAGCAAATGATACTGATAGAGACAGTGTTTGGGTTGGTAAGATTGATAGTACAGGTGCTTTACTTTGGAACTATCGTTATCTAACACCAGGCAGAGATGTTACATCCTGTGGTAAGTCTGCTATTGACTTATTTGGTGATCTTAATATTGCATATACTAGAGATAATAATACTAATGAGTACAAAACAATTGATACTCTTAAGATTGGTTATAATGGTACTATTAAGAACCATACAACTACAGAATTTACTGCTGATAATATAGAGGGTTTACAGGCACATGCTTTAGATGTTGATACATCTGGTGATGTACATGTATTTGGTCAAACTTATTGGAATAGAAATGAATTTGTTATACCATTCACATCTAGTGCTCTTACAGACACTACAACCCATTATACTGCTGCTCTTACAAGCACAAGCGACTCGTTTAGTTATGACAATACAAATGGATGGGGTAAGATCTTAGGTGCGACAACAGCAGCACCAAGCGTTTGGACA